TGCAAATTGAAAACTTCGGTCATGACGTTACCCAGAGGGAGCTTGTTTAACACGAAACTAAAGGCGTTTGTTTGCATGTAGACTGTCGTGTAGAATATGAGCATCCATGTTGCGTGGGCGTGATTTCTTTCAAACAATGGCCCCTGAGTTGGCAAGGTTGCCCCAACTGTTCTGTGCCAAAATGGTACGTTACATAGATGTGAGTATGGACTTTTGGCTAACGCATGGGTCAGTTCAGTTATAGTTGGAGGTTTCCCTGCTTCTCTGACGAAGTTGTGCCAGGCGTGCGCTTCAAAAATTCCAGTGTACAATTCTCCGACTCTGTAAGCATTAGCTGATTGATCAGGACACACTAAGTGTGTGGGGATGTTGTCCGCAACCCATCCTATCATTTTACAAACGCTGAGGAATGACGCTTCGGTTTTGGCCAGTAAGCGGACCTCCATCTGCATGCCATGTACCCCAGAAAAGTCACTTGGCTTGAGTGGTCTGTACCATTTGCGGATGACCGTATCATACTCTAACAACTTATACTTCTTTTTAAACCATGGTTGTGAGGTGATGTGGGTTGGTAGTCTTCTCTTAACGTCCTCGAAATAATCACATACGACATCATAGAGGTCGGGTTGGTGTGCCGTCAATAAGGCATACCCCATGGCCTTTTCTAGACGGTATAATTCATGACGAACTCCTTTGTGCCTAGTCATTTCTGCTTTCTCACTAGCAAGCCGCATAGTCAACGTTTCGGTATCATTTAAGATAGCGAACCTGGGCATAGGGATGCCAGCTCTCTCGAATTCATGTTGGTGTTTAAGGGGGTTGACCGGTTTCCTTCCCAAGAAAACTTGGTCTAGCACGTGGGTCCCTTGTGACTCCAGCCGCATCACCAAGCCCAGGTCTTTCTGGGCTATATCGACCATTTTACTGATTACGTTTGGACCAAAATTGGTCCCCATCACATCATCATCACCAAAATTGTGCAGTGCGACCTTGTCGAAGAATTTCTCATATGGGGTCCCAGTAGCCTTACAAAACGTATACATGACTATGATAGCCATTCCTTTCGTGTTGTTGAAGGTCACGTTGGTGTCACCAGTTGAGCCACCACTATCTTTCTTTAAAACGCCACCCGGCGCTACATCCGATTTTATGGCCCATTCACCTTTTCCGACAGACCACTCCTTGACTCTCCTTATTAGTGGGTCGTCACCAGGTATGGATTTAGCCGGTGCATCTATCAAATTAATGACATAGCTATGTTTTGTTTGTTCCATTGCACAGTCAATGTGTTTGCATATGGCGTCCTTTGCTGGATGATTGTCGAACCCTTTCTTACGCAGTTCAGCTACAATCTGTAAAACGCTATCTGGAAGGTTGGCATCCATGCTGGTGACATCGATCCAATAGGCAAAATTGTATCTTTCTATGTCCTCAAACACATAATTCATATACGACCCCAACAATGGCATTGCGACTTTCTCATTGGATCCTAGATAGTCATGCCTGTTGTTTAAATCGAAGTTGAGGATACCTTGTTGCACATTATTGAAGCCAGCGGTTGCAACGATGGTTCTCATTTTTGCTGGATTGTCGAAAATCTTCTTTTTATTGACTACCTGGCTTTTGGGGAATGAGTGTGCTATTGCTGGATACCATTTACCCGACGTATACGGCAATAACCCCACTTCTATCATCGGTCTCAACCAACCCGCTTTACGTAGGTCGCTACGGTTCTTGATCCCCGAATGTTCATAAGTAAATGGCAGACCGGCACTATATTTCTTGTATGATAGGAATTTCTTTGCCAGTTTGCCTGGATCTGCTATCACAGCATCAGCGAATAAACCAGGGTTCCGCTTATAGATGGTTGAAGTTATCCGTTGAACATCCTGATCCGTCATGGCATCCACGAAAGAACCTTTGTTGTAGCGTGCCAATGATTCCAGTTGAACCTCCCTACAGGCGATTGTGGAGGCGTCCACGCCCCTTTCGAATGCATCGGCCAGTCTGTTTTGCAGGTATGTGTCCACGTATGGATTCCTATTCACTCTGCGCCGATATTCTGTTGGGCTCAAGATCTTTTGCTTGTCATGTTGGTAGAAATTCAAATGCTTGATGTAATGCGACAGTGTGTCCTCAAACGATGCCTGGACGAAGACGGGGTTGGCATTAATTTGCGTGACGAGTTCTTCCGCGCGGAGTTTGTTTAGTTCCTTGTGGACTGGGGCCCATAATTTTTTAGCGGTTTCACGCCCATCCCTTGCGAAGATTTCAGTTGTCTTGAAATACGCCTTTGCCAGAGCTTCCGTCATCGGATAATCTTTGGCAACATCAACTAGAGATCTTATAGACGCGTCCAGTTTGACGCCGAACGAACTTACGTTGACTCTGGCGTCGGTCATGATCTCTTCGATAGAAACACCAGCAGGGTACATTTCACTAACGACTGGGGTCATAACATTCGTTGGCGCGCTCAGATCTGTGCATATGATCCCGCAACAAGGTCTCTCCGCTTCGGCCAGTGCTTTGACGACATCCGCTGCACTCCAATTCGTGACTTGCGTCTGCCATTCGTCTAGCAATGTCTTCTTGTTGTATAGGACAATGGATCTATTGCAAGGGAATGATAGCTCTTTTCGGAGTACATTGCACATCACCCAACTGTTGGCAACATACACCGTGCCTGGGTGTTTAGCTATGGCCACCTCTTCCGCCCCATGTATGGCTAGGTCTATGGCTGATTCGTCGATTATGGGATTTTCGTAGACAGCCGCTCCCGCTGGCCCTGGGTTCATTCCATGTGCTGAAACAAAATAAGGCGGTTTTCGCCTTTCGGTGAGCAGCGCCTCTAGCTTGTTCAACCCATTTTTTGCCACACCGTCAAAGTTGGCGTTCAATGAAACCCAAACACATCCTTTCACTCGTGGCATACATACCCTGAGGCATGCAACTTCTCGTCCTGTTATTGGGAGGTCTATCGTTTTGAACCCGGGCACAGACTCGGTTGAGATGATAACGATATCGTCACAATGTGATTTAGCGAATTCCAGTACTTCAGGTGCTATGGGCCTCTCTACAGATGTCGCAAGGACGGCTACCACTCCTTTCAGTTTCATTCTTCTTGCTCTAGCTTGTAGTGTCGCGATGAAATGCCTCTGCCTTGGTGTGACCTTCGTAGCGAGGCCATCGTTTGTGATGTTGTGAAGGTTGTGCACTGAATGTTCATCCCTATGTACAGTGTAACCTGGCCTGCTCATGCCGCTGCATGGGAACATATAATCACCTGTTTCCGATCCCAACTGCAGCCGCATGCTCCTTACAGTGTTAGGCCTCAATGACCCTCTTTCCAATTCAGTTGCTGGATACTTATCGGGGTGGTCTATCACATAACACCCATCCAGTAGAGAGGGTAGATGCCTGACAATGTTCAAGTATGGTTGCAAGTTCACGTCACCAATTATGGAACCAGCAAAGGCTATCCGTGGCATCATTTTTGTAGCTATGGCTGTAATCCTGTCATCTTTGGTAAGTGTTCCAAGCATTGCCACGAAAAGGAATATAATTCCTAGCACTGTCATAAGCCCGAAGCTATACACACACATGATGGTCAAACCTATGACTGACGTGGTGTGCAACCGGGTGTATTCCCATACTATTGCCATTGTGTTAGTCTGGCAATTGTTCCATGGTCCATAGTAAGTTCCTTTCCTTGATAAAAGGCGGGACACAATAGTGTCCCAATCTTCAATGGGGATTGGTAGTTTCACCACCTTTTCCCCCAAGGCCGGTTTGTGCATACAGTGTTCCACCTCGACGCACAGGTCGTCGGCCATAGTGATGCCAATAGACATCCCCGTCGAGCCGTTGAGGAAATATGTATGCCTCATCATCAAAACGTCATAGAATAGATCGGAGTGCATAGGATCGATTGCCAAGTAAATATGCCCCTTCGTTGGTGTTTGAGACAGTTCGTCAAATCCTCTAGTCACAAATGCCCCAAACTCACTCAAGTTCCTGGATAGTACTAGTGCCCTCATATACATACTCAAGATGCATTTGGCTACGATGACCACAGTCAGCCACCCGTACCCAGTTAGTTCAGAGATTACGGTAATCGTAGATTGGAAACGTGCCGAGAAACGGAAGGCGTCTGCAGTTGCCGGGACCACTCTTCTAGCCGTCCCACTCAAACCTTCGTTTTTGATGTAGTGGCGGATGGATTTCCTAATGATGAATCTGGTGATAGATCCTACCCCTCTCCCATCAACGGAAACGAAGAGTGATGTGATCAATGCCGTGATGGACAATCCTTGGAGCCAAATAGCTCGAGTAAATGTGATCAGTAGTAGCTTAACAATAACTGCTAGACGAAATGCATAGTGCACAGTGCTGTTCAAGAATATCAATACAAGCGCGGGTCTGAGCTGCCATTCGGTCAACCGCCACATGTCATCGAAGGCAGCGGCCTGGGTGTCCCAGTTCATGGCATAAAAAGCCCAAACCCAGAACCATCCATACAAGCGGGTTTATTACATTTCCTCTCCCACATTAGTATTGTGATTCCTTTCAAGGTTCTGGCTCAGGGATATCGATCTGCAGCCACACGCGCGTGCGGTTCTATCGGTCCCAGCCCCTCCGTGATGATAAACGGTGATATAGTCGGCAAACACATCGTTGTGATCACTGCGGGGTTCATGCCGGTACCAACTATTGGGGTTGGTTGACCATGTTGTGGAATAGTCTAACCCCTTTGGTTCTTCCACAATGCTGGAATTGCCCAATGCTATGAGTGTTCGCCTTCTACCACGGTTCTTCCTCTGTTTGAGCAAGGTCGTGCCATTGGATGTCCTACCGGCACAACCGAATTTGGATTCGATGATGATGTCTGCTTTGGCCATAAAAGTGTCGATCTTGTTATCGATTGACGCATTACCAGTGAATACCATTGGCTGTCGTAAGGCTTTTTCAGCCGCGACGCTGTAGATGATCGCTCCTGGCACAAATTTGCCGACATGAGAAGCAAACACAACTTGGTTTTTCTTGCCCAGGGCTTCAGCAACGTCAGCAGTGCCAGTCGCCAACTTCAGTAATGGGTAGATGAAGCTGCGTTGTTCCATAGCCTTGACCAGATGCACGCCTTGGCTCCCTGGTGTTACCTGGCTTACTGAACAATCAATTCCGATCGATTGAGCCTGTTTGGCGTACATGGTGGGTGCCAGGCCATCACCCGTGTCGGTGCCTAGCGTGATGAATTTGTACGATAACCTTTTGGGGATACCGTTACTCATAACATACACTAGCCACAGGGCCACAATGGTGAGGAGCACATACATCGTGGCATGCGCCATAGGCCAACCACTTGTCATAATGCCAAGTAAGAACATACTGCAATAAGAGGCACCCAACATGGTCGGCATCCATATAATGCTTGCCTTCAAGCCACCAATTCTTGTATGGCAGGTCAGGCGGACCCATTTATCGCCAACTTTGATGGTCCCTGATTTAATCATCTCGATTGCAATTGAAGCTTCAATGCCTCCAGCATCCTCCGCCACATGAATGCAGCCGGCATCCCCTTCAAACTTGATCCTGGTGTTTTCGATTTCTGCTTCAGTGACGGTGTGGGCCCATTCTATGGCGCGAGGGTACCGGCCCACGCGCCTTGGGCAAATGGTTGTGTAACAGAGGCCGTCTTCATCGGTGGGCAGGCTCTTGATACACCCATCGACGAAAGACATTGCTGTTATGAGTACGAACACCAAGGCGACAAAAGTCTGGAATACACTGCCTACCAATTCCAAGGGAGTCATCATCAAAATTTTTGCCAATGCGATGTAGCCGATGAAGACATTCATGCATATCAGCGTTACCAGGGTCGTTGATGGGCAACCTCCGATCCTAGTGTCAGGTTTTAAGTGTATGATCCTGTCACCGACTACGGCGGTACCATTGCGCATCGCTTCTATCGCCACACGTGCAGGCAGCCCATTTTTGTGCAGACTGGCGTGGATCATGTTGGCATTGCCAAGGAAAACGACTTTAATATCCTTGATTGCATCATCTGGGACGCTCTTAGCCCATTGGACCACGTATGGATTAGGGCCCACGTCATGATCGGCCATGCATTTGTAGCACTTACCATATGAAGCGTCGAGTCCGTTGTCGCCGATGCCGTCAGTTGTGATGAACTCAAATAGCCCCGGCCTGGATCTGAACACTGATACTACCGCGGCAATAGGGATTGCGATGGCTGCCAACATTGCTGTTAGTAGCATACGCCTGAACAACTGGCCATCGTCTCCGATTAAGGTGTCGCTGGTCAGGGCGTGCCACTTGTTATCCACAACGATGGTGCGACCCGCCAACTGTGAGTACGCATCTCTAGCCGACATGCCATCGTGGTCATAGCGCACGTGTACTACATCGCCTGAGTACGAGAACGACACTCTGACATCTTTCACTTGCCATAGGGTTGTTTGATTCAGGAAAGTGGACAATTTGGGTTTCACCCCCAGGTCTATGTCTACTAGGATCTTATAACACTCGCCAAACCAATCGGGCCTCATGACATGGGCGGTGCCCAAAGCCCCTAACGCCACTCCGTGGCCTACAGCTAATGCTCCGAATACCGTTGCAGCAGTTCCTAACCAACTATATGTCGTGTCACGCTCTTCACGGTACTCCTCTAATGCTTCATCTTCTTCGGCACCTATACGTGTAGATGGTAGAATGTCATATTCCCCATCCATGGTGTTGATTTTTCCGCTGGCCAGCTGCATGACGACTGAGGCGGGCGTGACTCCATGCTTGTCTGGTGTGATATGTACCACATCTTTACGAAATGTCACTTTTACGAGGCCCTTCCGAACCTCCTCGCCTTGACAGGCGTGGATGAAATCAGATATAAGGGGCTTCCTCCCTACCTTAGTTTTGACAAGTAAAGTGTGGCAGAGGCCTTCTTCCTGCAAATAATTGATGTTGTTCATTCGCGTGAAATATCTTTTGATCACGTAATCACCACCAAAATCGATAGCAACAGAGACCACCAGTGCCAGCAGTTGTAGTTTGACTGGGCCTAAGCCCCAAGAGGT